GATTTAAATTATTAAAATCTTTTTTAATATCATCACTACACATTAAATCTATACCAATAAAAGATTTATTCTTTTTATACCAACTAACAACTTTTAATAATTGTTGTTTAAATTCTTCCATATTCTCACATTTAACAACAGTTAGATCTCCTTCACAATAAGTAACTAATTCTAAATTTTTAAAATTAATCCAATTGCCAAAATAACTTGCATCTTCCGTTGTGTCTATTTGTGCAAATCCTTTTTTAAAACTGCACAAATCATAATCGAAAATATATCGATGAGAATTACAAAATGTTTTTTGAGTTTTCATTGTTTTAACTCCTTTTTAAACTTATCAAATAAAAATGTGTCATCTAATAATTTTAAATTTTTATTAGTTGCAGTTAGACTCTTTTTATATTGAGTTTCGCCACGTTTAATATCCTTTTGATATTGCAATTTATCCTCTAAAAGTTTTTTTCTAAAGGATATATAAAAACTTTTTTCAAAGTCGGTTAAATCTTGTTTAATTTTTAAAGGCATAATAATAAAAAAATAAAAAACTAACTCAATTAAGAGTTAGTCAATAATTGGTTTACTTGTTAATGGTTTATTAATTAATTCATTTCTTATTTTTCTATTCTCTTTTATTTCTTTTGCTGTTGTTAATTCTTCAATATCTGAATAAGTCATATTAAACAACTTATCAGCGATTAACTCGCATTCTTCGGGATAATTAATGTAAGTAACACTATCAAATAGATTTAAAATGATAGTATTATATTCCTTACTAGTTAAAAATTTTGAACTATCCATATTAAAGACCTCGAATTAATAACGTTTGAGTAGCTATCTTTTTTTGATAATTACTACCATGTTCAACAAGATGATTACATGCTGAATTATCATTGTTATTTGTACATTGATTTAATGTACTTTTGTTTAATCCGTTAGTCATCGATAAAAAACCGATACCAAACAGAGAAACAAATAAGAAAAAATTTTTAATCATTGGAAGGGATAAAAATAAATTAATTTTTTTATATATATCCTTTTGTATTTCTTAAAATATAAAATCAAATAATCAAAAATATAGAAAAAAATATTTAAGATGATTAGATAATAGATTTTAGTTAATAATAAAGGATATAAGTAAACATTAACATATTGTATGGCTATTGTATAGCTAGATATTAGATTAATATTAAATATGTTGATTTGTTAACATAATATTATTATGATATTATTTTATGGTATATTTAAATTAAGTTATTCAACCTTCCAATTATGGCTACTTCAAATCAACCAACATTAACTAGAGAACAGTATCAACACTGCATAGATACTGAGAATTCTTTTTATCATATGTATATATTAGAACCAGTTCAATGCTTAAGAAATTTTACTTATGAAGAAACACTAGAGAATATAAAACAATACGGCTAGAGCTTATTTAAGCTAGCTTAAAATTAAAATTATTTTGTAACTATGGGGAGTAGTTGCAGATAATTTTTTTCGCATATATTACACGGGTACCATAAATATATATTGGTTAATTTTTTGGTTCAACTTTTATTGAAAGTTCAGGAGCCTGAATGTGGACTGTTTCTATGGATTCGCCTATAACTTTACCTAGACTATCAAGAATTTGAGCAGCGGTTTGGAACTGACCTTTTTTAACAGCTTTATTGAATAGGCGAATACGCATTGCTTGAAGACGAGGTAGAAGATTTTCTCTATCTTTTTCCCAATCTTCTTTATTCCACTCTTTAACTTTTCTCCAATCGGTCCAGGCGGTTACTTCAGATATCCCTTCAATTTTTGCGTGTTCTAAAACTAGTGATCTTGTAGTTTTACCTTCTAGTTGACGGGAATATAGACGTTGAGCACGTTGTTGAACTTGTTGAGCAGTACCACGAGGGACCATATTAGCTTTTCTTTTAGCAATAATTTCTGGATCAAAGATAGAGGAAGCCACGGACTTACTGTATGGGGGTTAATAATCGAATAATAACCTAAAAATGATGAAATAGGCTATAAATAGGGGGTAATAGTTGAATTTTCTGTTATTTTTTAGTGTATGACAGCTACAAAACAGCAAGAAATAAGTTTAAGGTATGCACAAGGGGAGGTATTTAATAGTGATAAACGATTTCGGGTGTTGGTTGCAGGAAGAAGGTTTGGTAAGAGTTATTTAAGTTGTATTGAACTGCTTAGAGGGGCTATAAATCGACCTGGGGAGGTGTATTTCTATTGTGCTCCTACTTATCGGATGGCAAAGGATATTGCGTGGAAGGAATTAAAGAGATTAACACCAAATATTTGGATTAAGAGTAAAAATGAAACTGATTTAAGGTTAGATTTGATAAATGGGTCAAGTATTGAACTGAAGGGAACAGAAAATGCGATGGCATTAAGGGGTAGAAGTCTGGCTGGTGTTGTATTGGATGAAGCTGCATTTATGGATCGAGATGTGTGGGCTGAAGTTATTAGACCAGCTTTGGCAGATAAACAGGGTTGGGCTTTGTTTATTTCTACTCCTGATGGAACTGCGAGTTGGTTTTATGATATGTGGTGTTTTTGTGGCGAGCAGGAATGGGATGATTGGGCTAGATGGAGTTTTACTACAGTTGAAGGGGGTAATGTTGCGAAAGAGGAAGTAGAAGCAGCGAGGTCACAATTAGATGCAAGAACATTTAGACAAGAATTTGAAGCTAGTTTTGAGAATCTTACTGGTTTGGTTGCTGTTAGTTTCAGTGATAACAATATTGATAAGGAGGTAGCCGATCTACATATGCTTCCTTTGTTAATTGGTTTGGACTTTAACGTGGACCCTATGGCAGGAATTTGTGCAATAAAGCATGACAATAACCTATATGTGTTTGATGAAATCATGCTAACAGGTGGTGCTACTACTTGGGATTTTGCTGAAGAGGTTACAAGACGATATGGAGTTGATCGTAGAATTATTGCTTGTCCTGACCCAACGGGTAGTGCAAGAAAAACAAGTGGGGTTGGAGTTACAGATCATACGATTCTTAGAAGATCTGGTTTTACAGTTATGAGTCCAAAATCTCCATGGAAGATCAGAGATAAGATTACTGCTGTCAATACTGCTTTGTTAGATGCAAATGGAGATCAGAGAACTTTTATACACCCAAGATGTAAAGAATTGATAAAAGCACTTAGAACTCTTACATATGCACCAAATACTGGACTTCCTAATAAAAATCTAGGAGTTGACCATGCTTTTGATGCTTTTGGTTATCTTTGTCTACAACAATTTAATTTGGCAAAACCAGAGACATTAGGTCAAACTGCGTTTAGAATATACTAAGAGTTTCCTTTTTCCACTATGTATCATTCCACCACAAAAAAGAAAAAGAAGAAAAAGAAGGGAGGTAAAAAACGTAGTGAATGTTCCTGTAAATAAAGCGTTATACTCTAGGGTAAAAGCAGAGGCTAAACGTAAATTCAAAGTTTATCCTTCTGCTTACGCTAACGCATGGCTTGTACGAGAGTACAAAAAGCGTGGTGGTACTTACCGAGTGGAGAAAAAACGTGGCAAGAAGTAGTGGTGGCCTTACCCGTTGGTTTAAAGAAAACTGGGTTGATGTAAAAACTGGTAAACCTTGTGGTCGATCAAAGGGTGAAAAACGAGGTTATCCTGCTTGTAGACCAAAAAAACGTGTATCAAGTAAGACACCTAAGACTGTTGGAGAGATGACCCCAGCAGAAAAAGCAAGATTTAAAAGAGCAAAAACAAGTAGTAAAAAGATAACTTATCAACATAGACGTAAAAAGAAGAAAAAATAACTGTGAAAAACGCAGTTTCAAGGTAAGATATTGTTATAAGTAAATTTTTCTAAAAAATCATGGCATTTTTTCGTGGTGAAGAAGGCTCTGTTTCTTTTGATAACGGAACTGGATCAGTTGGAGCAGTAGCTTCTACAACTGCTTGGTCATTAGACGTAACTAAAGATACTCTAGAAGTTACAGCACATGGAGATACTTCAAGAAAAAATATTGGAAGTTTGATTTCTGGTTCTGGTACTGTTGATCTAATTTATACAGCAACATCTGGAGATGATACTGCTGAAATTATTACAGACGTATTAACTGCCGAAGATTCTGGCGATGCTTCATTTAATCTTTTTCTAGATACATCAGGTGCTAAAAAATTAAGTTTTAACGGAATTATTACAGGAACTACATATAGTTCAACTGTTGGAGATTTAAATACAGTATCAGTTAGTTTTGTAACTAATGGTGCTATTACTTCTGCTGTCTAATGCCTAAAAGATCTTATTCAGCGAAGCAACGTAAACTCGCTGCTGTTGCACCACCACGGGATAAGATTACTGCTGCTGATCTTAAAAAAGTACGTTCTAAGAAAAAGAGGAAAAAGAAATGAAAGTTAAGAAAGAACTTACATCTAGGCAAAAAACTGCTTTAGCGAACCACAAGAAGAAAGGAACTCATACTGCAAAACATATGACAATAATGAAAGAAGAAATGTTGAAGGGAAAAACATTTATGGAAGCACATAAAATAGCCATGAGGAAAAAAGGAAAGTAATGGCAAGAAAAAAAGGAGTTAGTTTATCTGTAGGAAGAGGCGAAAAGTCTAAGAAGGGAGGACTGACTGCGAAAGGAAGAGCTAAATATAATCGTGCTACTGGTAGTAATTTACAAGCACCTGTTACTGAAAAAAATCCAACAGGTAAAAGAGCAGCAAGAAGGAAAAGTTTTTGTGCTCGTATGAAAGGTATGCCAGGTCCATTAAAAGATAAAAAGGGGCGGCCTACCAGAAAAGCGTTAGCATTAAAACGATGGAGGTGTTAGATGACTTATTCAATTCCTGGAGACTATAGAACAAAGGTACAAACCTCTACAACTATCAATGATATAGATAGTCCTTTTACTAGAACAAGAGCAGTTCTAGATATGATGAAAGGTTGGGAAATAATGAAGGCTGTAACTGAAGGAACAGAATATCTTAGAGAAAATAGTGAGGCATTTTTACCATTAGAACCAAGAGAAGATTACACAGCATATATGGCTAGGGTAAATCGTGCTGTATTTTCTCCTTTCACACAAAGATTGATAAGAGCAGCTACTGGTCTTGTATTAAGAAAACCAATAAGTCTTATAGGTGATCCTTATTGGACAGACACATTCAAAATGGATGTTGATGGTTGTGGTTCAGATTTAGATGAATATGCAAGAAGAATACTAATGTGTTCTCTTACTTATGGTCAAAGTCATATTCTCGTTGATTATCCTGCACCTTCTGGTGCACTAAGTCTTGCAGAAGAAAGGCAACAAAACCGCAGACCTTATTGGATTGAAGTAGATCCTACAAACCTTTTAGGTTGGAGGTTAGATAGGGAATCTAATTATGGAAATCTTATACAAGCAAGGATCGCAGAAAAAGCTGTTTTACCTGATGGAGAGTTTGGAGAAAAAGTATTTGAACAGGTAAGAGTTATTGAGCCTGGAAACTACAGAGTTTTTCGTAAAAAAGATCAAGTTGATGCTATGTATGACGTTGATGATAATTCTTATATGGGGGAATTTAGTACTGGAACAACAGGAGAGGATTATAAATTAGCTGAATCTGGTAATTTTTCTCTTGGAGAAATACCATTAGTTACTATTTATTCTGGAAAAACAGAAAATTTAGTAAGCAAACCACCTTTACTGGACATTGCATATTTAAATCTTGCCCATTTTCAAAGACAGGCCGATTTAATTCATAGTTTGCACGTTGCATCTCAGCCTATGCTTGTGATGGAAGGCTATGATGATCAGACTAAAGATCTTGCAATATCTGTTAATTATGCAATGGCAACACAGCCAGGTAACAAAATTTATTATGTAGAGCCAGCTTCTAGTGCTTTTGATGCTCAATCCTCTGAAATAAAAGAATTACAGATGCAGATGGCAACACTTGGAATTAGTACATTATCACAACAAAAATTTGTAGCTGAATCCGCTGATGC